CGTACACGCACTCGAAGCATCGATACTCGCACCCGCATTCGACACACCGCCATTCGCATTCGCATAGTAGCACCCGCGATAGACCACACGGCCAGCAGCCGTGCTCATCCAATATTTGTCTGAATAGTAAGTGCTTGATGAGCCGTTCACCGAACCCACTGGCACCACAGCCATCCACTTTCCGTGAGCCACAGCCGTTGTCCACCAGTCGCTGTTCGTCGTGCCCTTTATCATCACCGTCGTCCCGTCAGGCAGCCACACCCGCCATTTGCCAGCGTTCCCGCTCGTGTTAGGCAAGTCCACGCCGTCCATCATGTCATACTTGTTGCCAAATATGTCCTCGTAGCCCAGGCAGCACGTATTGTTCACCCGCACCACTGTCCGCGTCCCATATTCGCCCTCGGCCTCATACCAAGCATACTGGTGCACCAGTCCGTCCACCAAGCTATTTGTCACGTCAGCCTTTATTGCTCGGGCCGCCTCGTAGCCCATCGTCTCCGTCATGCCGTGCTCCATTGTGCCGCCCGTCTTGCGGTTATAGTCGTGTGAGCCAGCGCCACACTCCTCCTGCGCATCACGTCTTCCATGCACCGCATAGAAAAGGTTAGCTATCCAGAAGTGCATCAGCGCGTCTATCTGCTGCATGCCCCGCTGCTGCGAGTAGTAGTGGAAATCCGCCCACGTCATGTTACCCGTTGTCGAGCCGCCCGTCACACAGGCACGCAATTTATCACCCACGACCGAACTTCCCACGACACCACACAAGTAGCTGTCCTCCTCAACCCAGTCAGGCTCCATGTCCTCAATCTTCTCCGAGTTGCTCAGCACCACCTTGTCAAACTCCGCCGTGTTCAATATCGTGAAGTACAAGTCCGCCGCACCCTCTGGCACATCGCATATCAAGTACATCCCGTCCTCAAACTTGCAGCTGATCGTCGGCACCACCACATTCTTTACCACCGTGCCTTCAGCATCCGCAAACGCTGAGCCTACAAGGTTCGTTCCCCTCACACTCGGGAATCTTACCCGCTTCCAGCCTGCCACAGCCACACGGCACACCGAGTAGCTTGCGTCTGCAGTATACGAGTTCAGCACAGTTCCCTTGCCGCTCATCACCTTCTGCCCCTTTCGGTAGCCACCCTTGGCCTGTATTTCCTCCAGCGTCACCACCGTCGCCTCTGGCACCTTTGGCATCTCGTCCCTTGAGCTGTAGCAGCTATAGTGCTTCCCGTTCAGGTAGTCATTGATGCCTTTTGTCCATCTGTGCGGTTCCTTCATCATGATGTCGCCCTCCGTACCGTCCAGCTTCGCCGCCGTGCAACCATTCACGTCCGCTGCGTCTGCATAGTAGTTCGAGTTCGCGTCGTGCAGCGGGTAATACGTCATCTCCCCGTCCGCATTGTTCACGTTAGTGTCCACTCCGGCTATCTTCACAGCCCTTGTCGTCGGCATCTTCGTCACCTTTGCCAGCACCCTGTGTCGCTGCTTCAGCAAGGCCACAATGTGGCCGCTCGGCTTGTATGGCGTGCCATATTTGTAGCCCGTGCCGTTGTCCAGGTTACTCACGTTCGCATCGTCGCTCACCGTGTCGTCAAACTCTATCATTGTGTACTCAGGCTGCACCACTTGCAACTCATCGCCAATCCAGGTCGTAAGCCTCTCATAGGTCGCCTCGTCCATGCTTCGCGTCAGTCTATACTCACCCTTCAGCACAGCATGGTTCACCACCGTACCCTCATCGTCCACGCCCTGCATTCCAGCATCCATCATCGCCACCAAGTCCGTTCCGTCGCCGTCCATGTCCACGTCAGCCACGCGCAGCGTTTTCACGTTTGGACATTGCGCATAGATGCTCCTCCAGTCCAGTCCCGGACAGTTCTCGAAAATGAAGGTCGCCACGCTCCCGTAGCTCTCCACCTCCAGTCCTTCCGCTGTCAGCTTCGGCAGATATTCCAGTCTCAGCGTAGTCAGCGTCCCCGGCAACCGCAGTTCCTTCAGCGGTGCGCCTTTCGCCACCGTCACGCTCTTCACAGCCGTACCTCTCGCGTCCAGCTTCTCCAGCAGCGTTTGATTCCCGAAGTCCAGCACCGTCGAATCCTGACGGTTGCTCCTCGCGTTCGTCTGTCCATTCAAGTTTACCTCTCTCAGTTGGCCGCAGCCGCCCGTCACAAGCCACCACGTCGTTTTCGACGCCTCCTGTCCGTCCGCCACGCTCAGGTTCAGCTTTCTCAGAGCCGTGCAGTTGCTCAACTCTAAACCGTTCAGCAGGTGGCTCGCCGCACCCCTTATGTCCAGTTCCATCATTCTCGACGCACCAAACAATAGCATTGGGTCGTTCAGCGCCCGTTTGCCCGTCACGTTCAGCGTGCCTTGCTCGCCGCGCAGCAGTCTTCCCGTCTCGCCTTCCATGTAGTCCTTGCCCGATAGACCATAGGCAAAGTAGTATTCGTCACTCGCCGTAATCTTTATTACGTCCGCCTTGTCGCTCGTCTCCCTCGCCAGGTAGAAGCCCGCTGAGTCCGCCCGGTATGTGCTCACGCCAAACCGCGCGTCAAGCAGTGCAAATCGGTTCGTTATAAAGTGCTTCAGCTGCATCCGTCGTGTACCGCTCAGTGCGTACATATAGTAGAACTTGTTGCCATCCGTCGTCACACCGTTCTCCGTCACTCTCACGCCTTTCGTCTCTGGGATGATATACTTCATCTCGCCGCTCTTGTTGTATTCCCGTAGCGACCAGCTTGCCTCTATTTCCTCCAGTTTCTTCAGCACCTTCGTGTTCGACAGCGCCTTTCTCAGTTCCTCGGCAGCAGCCTTCAGCTCGTCCTCCATGTTTGCCAGCAGCAGACACCATAGCCACGAGTCGTGACCCTCGAACACCCACTTCTTCTTCTCCGTGTCCCACGATCCTCGCGTCACATTGTAGAGATAGGCCAACAGCGAGTCGTTGCGCTTGCCAAGCATCGTGTCACCGTCGTAGTATGTCACCCACCATCTTTGACCATCCCACGTCCTCCATATCGTGTTCTTTACTCGTTGGTCCACCATCGCATAGTATTCCGTCAGCAGATACCAAAACAGCAGGTTCCTCTTCGAGAAGTGAGCGTCAATCTCCGTCTTAAACTTCTCCGACTTCCATGTAGTCAGATCTACGCAGCTCATGTCCGCGCCCGCTGGCACGCAAGTCTTCACCCACGCCAGCATCGTCTTTATGGCAGTCTTCTGGTACTCCGTCGCGTTCGTTTCCCCTCCAGCCTCGTCCGCGCCGCTCCACAGCGTGTCCTTCGGGTAGTTAAACTCGTAGCTCGTCGCAAACTCCGCGTCAAGCTGCGCATCCACGTCCGTCTCCGTTTGGAAGTTACACAATTTCTTGCCATTGTCCAAAAACTCCAGCGCTATGTGCTTCGTCTTGTCCGTCATGCCCGTCACCTCGTACCAGTCGCTCTTGTCGTTGTTCATCTGGTACTGGCCGTAGTATGTTGGGTGTGCCTCGTCTGCCTTCGTGCAGGCAAAAATGTCGCAAGGATAGCCATATATAGCCGTTCTCACCGTCGGGTCGTTCTCCTGCGGTGGCGTTGGGCAGAGTTCTCTCAGCACGTCGTTGAACAGGTTGGCCATGCCCGTGTTCGTCTTCATCGACGAGTCCGAGAAGTCCGCCTTCGCGCAGTTCACCTTGCACGGGTGCGGGTCTCCTTTGAACAACGGCAATTTGTTCACATCCTGCTTTACGCCGTTTATCCACATCTCTGGCTTCAATCCCTCCTTCATACACTTCATCCAGTAGAAGCGGAAGTTCTTGCTCGCATACTTTGTCGACGAGGTGCCTTGTATGCGCATCACGATGTTCGTGAACCTTATCACGTCACCCCATGGCGTGTATATCGTCAGCTCGTCCACATGGAAGTCCTGCTTCTTGTTCTTGCAGGCGTTCACATCGTCAAGGCCGTTTCCCGAGTCCTCCGTGCGCACGATTCTTATTACGGCCCGTCCGCGCTGCATCACCGCGTCAAGGTCTATCTCTCCCGTCTCAGGGTTTATCACGTTGTTGCTCTCATACAACTCCGCCATTGTCTCCACCACCTGCTGGTCTACGATGTGGTTGTCCACCGTCTCGTCGTCCGTCAGCGGTCGCGAGTAGGCACGTATGCCATATAGGTACACGTCGGCTCCATCCGACATAAACGTCAGCCCCTTTGCCTCCGTCTGCATGAAGTTGTCATCCTCCTGGTAGCACATCGCCGAGCAACGGTCGCCGTTCATGTACAGCTCCATCAGCCCGCCATCTGCCTTCCGCCCCACGGTGAACGCCATCTTTATCCGCTCGCCCTCCGTGTATTTCGACTCCACGCCTACAGGCACCTTCGTCACTATAGGCTTACCCGTTTCAGGATCCGTGTTCTCCTCGTCCTCGCGGTCTATCGTCGAGCCGCTCTGCAGTGCCGCGCTCTGCGCCGTCACCCTGATGCCCTTCACGCCGTTCTCCATGCAGTCCATCACCACCGAGTCCCTGTCCGACACGTTCTTCACCATCAGCTCCACCTCCACCGTGCAGCCCCCAGCCTTCACGTCCTTCAGGAACGGGCGGTAGTCCACCGTCGCCCTCGCGCCATTCTTCAGCACCAGAGCATTGCCATCCCAGCCGCTCGTTGCCCAGTCCACGCTCTCGAAGGTCGAGCCGTGTCCGTTGTTCTCCCACGTCTGGCGTGTCTCCGCACTCTCCGTATTGCTTCTGCCGCTTGCAGTCAACTTCATCTCCAGTCCCTGCGTAGCCTCGCCTATATCCAGCCCGCTCGACTCCACCTCCACATTGAAGGCTATGCTCGTTTCGCCACACATCAGTTTTACTGCCACAGCACCTTGCGTCATAAAGCGGTTCGAGTACATCTGCTTGCTTCGCCCCACGGCATACGTTCTTTCTGTCACAGTGCCGTCCGACGTCTGCATCTCCTTTACCGTTGCCGGCACAGCCTTCGCGTCATACGCTGCAAAACTGAACCGCAACTCGTCATATTGTCTGGCCGTCAGCGTTGGCACTATCGGCATGTCGCCCTTTACCACTTCGCCCTTCGCGTCGCAGAACATCATGCCCACATACGGCTCATTCGAACCTTTCTTCAGCACATCTATCCATATCACGTCCGAGCGCAGCCCGTCTCTCTCTGCTATCATCTGCAGCGAGTGCCGCCCTGCAGTCAGGCTTCCTGCCGCTATGCTGAACGAGTCCCTCGTCGTGCCCGACTTCTGAACGGTCTTCGTCAGCGGAGCATCGCTCCCGTCCACATATAGCGCCACTGTTCTCAGTCCGCTGCCCGTAAGTGTAAACGGAATGATTATCGTCTCCCCATCTGCATATCCACCTCTCTGCAACCCCGTACTCACGTCGTAGTCCGAGGTCAGCGCCATGCCCACCACCGTCACACTCGCATAGGCCTGCTTCGTCTGCTGCTCGCCCTCGTCGGTCGTGCATGCCGCCTTCACATACACGTCCACCTTGCCTGCCGTTTTCATGTACTGGCTTAGGTCCACCTCGTAGCTGCCCTTCGCCACGTTTCGCGTCTCCTGCTCCCAAAGCGTAGTCGTACCTATCTTCACGCTGATCGTCACCGTAGCCTTCACGCCATCGCTCTCGTTCTCCGCATTCACGTGGTCATACGTCCAGGTCAGCACCGTGCTGCCGCCCTCCTTTATCAAGTCGGCACTCATCTTCGCTGTTACTAATATGCGGCTTGTTGCCGACGTACCGCCACCGCCACCCGCTGGCAGTTTCGTATGCGATATGGCGTTGCCCTTCTCGTCGTAGGCGTACAGGTAGTTGTCATCGCCCTCTGGCACCACCTCCAGCGTGTGCAGCGTGTGCGCCTCCAACTCCTTTATCTTCGTCGCCACCACGCGGTTCTCCACTGGGTTTGTGCTCTCCTCGTCCAGGCTCTCGTCCACATCTGTCTCCTTCACCTCTATGCTCACGTTTCCCTGCTCGTTCGGAGTCAGTTCCGTGCCGTTCACCGTCACACTCTTCACCGTTCCCGCGCCGCCAAAGTCCTCCCAACTCGCTGTCTCCTCCCAGCTGTCCGTTGTCGTACCCGTAAACTGCTTCGTCTCCCATTTTCCTGTCTCCGTCTCATAGCTCACGCAGCGGCCTTTCTTCCGCTCCTTCGCCTCCACGGCCTTTATCGCCGTCGCCAGCGTGTAGTACTCCCCGTCCTTCAGCGGTTTCTTCTCCGTCACGTTGTACGTGTTGCCGCCGCTTTTCTCTTCTATGGCCGTGCGCAGTTCCGCGTCGGCAGCAGCTCTCGCCTCAGTCTCGTTGGCTATGGATTTTGTGTTGGCGCTTATGGCTTCGCTCAGTGCCTTGTCGGCCTTCTCTCGCTCCGTTGCCTCCTTGCTCGTGTCCGATGACAGCTCCACCACCCATTCCTTCACCGTTTCGGGTATGTCCTCCGTCCAGTCCGTCCACGTCCCCTGCTCGTTCGTCAGGTGTGCCGAGTTGATGTTGTATGAGCGGAAGTATCTGTATATCGCCTTGTCATTGTGTCCGCTGAAGTTCAGTTTGCCCTCCGTGTTCATGCTGTAGTGCGTCGTCAGCACCTCCGTTAGTTGGTGCAGCATCGAGTCCGAGAACACGTCCACCACGCCCACGTTCGCTCCTTTATATGTCAGCGTCCAGCGCGAGTGCAGTGCGTCCTTTGCCATATTCCTGGCTTCCGACGTACTGCCAGGCATGGCGTCTAAGTTAGCCACGTCTATGCTGCCTACTATTCCCTCGGCAAGCGTCCGCAGTTCCGCGTCAGCGTTGCTTCTCGCAGTCTGCTCTGCCGCCACTTGCTCCTGCAGCTCCTTGTCTACTGCTGCGCGTGTGGCCGCCTCTTCCTCTATCTTCGCCTTCAGCTCGTATATGTTACCGATGTTGCCCATCTTCAGCCATCCCGGCTTCTGCCAGGCATATATGTCGCCGTTCTCCGCGCTCGTCTTGTCTGCCTCATTGTAGATGCTCACGAGTTGTCCGTATCTCAGTGTCTTGCCGTTCGTCCCCATGGGCGCAGTGTCCGCCTCCATCAGTGCCTTAGTCTGGTACACCTTTCTTATGCCCAGTCCGTCCGCGCTCTGTTCCATCTCGGCTATGTAGGCCAGCGTGTCGGCATGCAGTCCGCCCACCTCCTCGGGGCTGATGCTGTCCGTTTCCGTCTTGCTCCTCAGTTCCGAGGCGCGTTTCTGTAAGTTATATATAGTTTCCATAAGCTAACACTATTTTGGTATGTCAAAAATCATTTTTATCGGTAATGCCGAAGGGCGGTCCACATCGTCGAATGGAAGCGAGACATCAGCCCGCACCGCGCATTCAAAAGCACTAAGGCTATAGTCCTGCACGCCGTTTTCCGTCTGGACATATCCTCTCGTCGATGTGACAAACGCGTCTGGCAGAACCCCGTCATAATAAAACAAATCTACACTGCCAGTTATTTCTTTGTTGCTTGTGCTTCTTATGTTCACTTTTATACGGTACATTTCTTCCAGCTCCTTGTACATCACCGTACCCGTATAACCATTACAGAACGTCACCTTCAGCTGCTTGTAGCTCGGCTCGTCATTCACGCCTATGGCCTTCCTCACCAAGTTCTTCATCACTGGCAGGTCGTTTATGTTGTAGCTCTCCGTCGCGCCGCTTTTGTCCGTGCTTATGTAGCCCTTCGTTTCCACGGCGCAGGCTCTTGTCTGCCCGTCCTCAAATGTCCGGTTGTCCGTCTCTGTCCGCTTTATGCAGAGGTATATCGGGTCATCCCATGTCTGGAGCACTATGGTCGCCTCTTCCCATGCCACAAACTCACCGTCCACCACAGCCACGCCGCCATGTATCTTGCCCGTTGTTGTGCTCTTATCCACATCCACCGATACGATCTCGGCCGACGCATCTGCCAGCAAATACGCCTTCACGCCGCCCGTCAGCGTCTCCAGCAGCCGTTTCATGCTTGCCGTGTCGTTCTCCTGCAGCGTTTCCAGGTCGTCCACATACACGGGCTGTCCGCCCTCGTTGAATTTCAGTCTATTCATAGTCGTATAGTTCTATGCGGTACGTCCGTCCCGCAGGTTTGTAATAACTTAGCAAATTTCGTATCTCTCGTAGGTTCCTGCCGCCATATTTGTCCTTCTCGGCATCCACAGACGTGCAGAGGAATGTCGGCACCCACACCACAAAGCTCTCGCGGTACGAGCATTCGCCACGCCTTTTCAGCATCACGCCTTTCTCCGTCCGTCGGTACAGATAGTTGTCTTTCTGTCTCTCCTCGCGCCGGTGCCAGAATAGCGTGTCCTCCGCCTCCGCGCTCTCTATTCTTATCTGTTGTTCTTTCAGGTAGAAGGCATCGTTCAGCGCCTTTTCCATGTACATCACGTTGGCCGTAGTCCCCAGCCGTCGGTCAGCGTTCTTGCGCCTTTCCGTCAGCTGCTCGTATATATACCTCACGGGCAGCGTCAGCACCTTCAGCAGTGCCACCGTCAGCCCGCCTCTCATCACTGGTGGCAGCAGCTGCACCGCCAGTTTCACCATGTCAACTTTCCACCACATACGTCATCGAGTTTTCAAGTCCTTCCACCGTCAGGCTGCCGCCTGCCGCCGTGTAGTTGTTTCCCTTTATCGTGGTCCACGCAGTCCCCGTCGCCGCCATGTATTGGCAGTCGCCCAGCTCCACGTCCTCCACACCTTCTACCGCCTGTATCGCGTCCGTCAGCCGCGTCTTGTTGAACGTCCCGCCATACACAATGTTTTTCAGGTACGCCTTTATAGCCTCGTCCACGGCTCGCGCCCCGTCCGATATGCGTCTTCCGTCCGTGCCTATCACCAGCGGATCCACCCATATCCGTGCCTTCACCGTCAGCCGGTCGGCCTTCTGCGAACGGATGTTCAGCACCACACCAGCTATCTTTACGCGGTTCATATACTGTTTGAACGCTGTTAAAACGCCATCTGAAAGCGGCTCTGGTTGTCCGCCTTTCTCGCCGCTCGCCAGTATCTCCACGCTCGTGCCCCGGTCTCTCACCGCCACATACTTCACCACCTGCTTCGCCTCGTCCTCCGCGGCATATCCGTATTGCTGTGTCGCCTCGTCCAGCACCAGCGCGTCGCCATATTGGAATGCTCTCGCCACCTTGTAGTACCATGGCACGCTCGCCACCACGGCACTCGCCATCCGCGCTTCCACGTCCTGCACCCATCTCTCGGCCAACACCTCCACCACATGGCAGCAGGCAGCCACCACCCACAGCAGCACATTCTCCACGCTCACGTCCGAGAATGTTCCGCCCCACGTCGCACCGCTTTTCAGCCCATAGCGCTCCCGTATCGTTGCGTCCGCCATAAAAGCGTCTGTCATCGTTTTCTTTATCTCTGCCGTTGTCCTTGCCATGTCTGTTCTTTCTCGTTGTTACATATATTCCTTCGTAAACTCCTCACCGAATATTCGCAGCCGTGTGCCGCTTTCGTCTCTCGCAGTCGCAGGGCTCACCTCGTGCGCCTTGCAGTAGCTTGCCATCACGCGGTTCGTTTTCACCGCCTCGGGCAGCCGCAGTCGTGTGCTGGCCTTCAGCTCGTCAGTCAAACTCATGCCGTTTTCCATAGCCATGTCCAGGGCTGTCTCCCAAGTACCATATTCCTGCACCGCTATGTCAGCCAGCGTCTGCCCGTCTCTCACCGTCACTTCCATAAGCCTACACCTTTTTCCAACCAAATGTACCGAACCACACAATGCCACACACTGCGCATAACAGCACACCTCCTGCCAACCACACATACCATGGCATCCGCATCTTTTCGCTCTTCTCTGCCCAGTGGGTCAGTGCCTCGCTGCTCGTCTGCGTGTTCGCCCCCTTCTGCGTCTCCTCGTGTCGGCTCTCGTTCGCTGTGTCGCGGTTCTGCTCTCGGTTGCGCTCCGTGTTGCGGTAGTGTTCCTTCTTCACCACGTTGCCTGCCTCGTCTATCGTCAGCACCACAGAATCCTTCACCACCGTCGAGTCCTTCACCCTCGTTTCGTAGCGTATCACCACCGAGTCCCTCGTCACTATTGAGTCTCTTGTCACCACCGAGTCCTTCGCCACATGTGTTTCGCGCAGCTCGCTCGTCCTTTTTGTCGTCGCGCAGCTCACCATGAGCGCCGCCAACATCAGCCATAAATAGTGTTTCATGTCGCCATTCCGTTTTTATATATTCTTGTATTCCTCCTTCGCATCAAAGCAGGGGCAAGCCTTTATCCACTCGTTCCTGGTTATCTTTCCGTCCCCGTTCAGGTCGGGCGAGAAGTCCCTGTGTCCCTGTATCGTTGCCTTCGGGTATCGTCCACTCAGCAGCTTCAGCAATCCTTTCAGGCTCTTCTTCTGCGCCTCCGTGCGGTTGTCCGTCGGCTTTCCTGCGGCATCTATGCCGCCTATGTACGCCACGTTTATCAGCTTCGAGTTCCACCCCTTCACGCCGTTGCTCACCTTCTCCTCGTCCAGCATCTGGTGTATCACGCCGTCTGCGCTCACCACATAGTGGTACCCTGGGTTCTTCCACCCCTTGCGCTTAAACTCCATCTCCAGCCCCCTTATCGTTGTCTTCTGGCTGCTCGCCGTGCAGTGTACGGCTATGTATTTTATCTCTCTCATTTTTTCTTCATTTTGTCCAAGGCCGCTTCCACGTCCTCGGGTTTAACATTCAGTTTGCTTGCAATTTCGCCCACCAGTGCTTTCTTCAGCAGTTGCAGGAAGGGCATATTCGGGAAGCATATCAGCATGCTCGCCGCAGTGCTCCACAGTTCAACCAATATGATGCAGATGCAAATCACGCTCGTCGACAGCCCGTTTCCCACACCCAGCAACTTGTCTATCAGTATAAACAGCAGGATCACTGAACCATACACCGCCAACTTCGACAGCGAGTCTCTCATCAGCTCGCTCTTCGTGAATCGTCCCTGCTTCACGCTCGATGCTATGCCCCATGCTGCGTCCATCACCACCGCCGCCACAGTGAAGCCCACCATCGTCTCATACCCCGCCAGAAAGTTCGCCACAATCAGCCCGACGCACACCGCCCAGCCCCATGCAGTCGATAGCACCCCCTCCAGCTTGCTCATAAAATGTTCTACTATCATCTTTCCGTTTTCTATTGTTGTTAATAACTCGCCTCTATCTCCACGCCCGTCTCCGTTATTCGCACCTTCGCCACCGTCTGCCCGTCCATCTCCAGCTGTTCCTTTATCTCCGTGCGCCAGTATATCGGGTCGTTGTCCAGCAACATGTCGCTCAGCCCCACACCAGCCGATGGCCGTTCCTTCAGCTCCCCCTTGTGCAGCGTCAGCAGCAGTGCCTGGTTCTGTCGTAACGTGTCGCCGATGGCCATCCTGCCGTTCCTCACAGCTGGCTCCAGCACGTTGCGTTCGCCGTCATATCGCAGTTCTATGCCCTTCATCGTTTCTCAGTGTTTTATCGTTTCGTCCTCATAGTCGCCGCGTTCAAAGCGGTTCGCTGCCTTCATCGGCTTCACCGTCGTAAACGTGCCTCCTGGATGCGCCACCGTCACCTGGTGCGTGTGTCCGTTGAAGGCGTCCACCAGCTCGTTTATCTTCGCCGTCAGCTCCTCTATGTTCACCAACCCGCCAAGCGTCCCGCCGTTTATCTCTATCCGCTCCACGCGGTCCACCTGCACCACCACCAGCTCTGCCAGGTCTCCGCTCAGACTCCCCAGCGTCACCGCCGTTCCCACCTTCGGCGTCACAAGCATACGCCCCCGGTCCTCCGTCTCCGATGCCTTCAGCCTCACACCCGGCACATCCACCTTGCCCACCGTCACCGTGCAGGTCTGCCCCTCCACACTCTTCACTATCCCCTGCCATAGCGTCGTCTCCCTTCCGCTGCCAACGCCCCTCAGCAGTTCTTGCAGCCTTCTGTATTCGTCCATTCCGTTTTCTCCTTTCTTTTTAGCTCAACTTAAAACCTAACGTCACCTTCCTCTTGCCGCCATCCCGCCCAAACTCCGTCGTCACCGCCGCCACAAAGTACGTCCCGTCCTTATACTCATAGTCACGGTCACGTAGCACAGCGCTGTCCCCGGGCTTGCACATCGGCACCAGCCAGCCCGTTATGCTCCCCTCATACCCGTCAAAACTTCTGCGCTTCACCTCCAGCTCGCCACGAGCCTTCATCGATGCCTCGTCACTCGTTGCACACTTTATCTCAATTTTGTCACCGCCCGTGGTGCCTGTTTCTATTTCTTTGACAGTACCATCTGGCATGAGCGCCTTCACAACAACAAACAGCCGTTTGTCTCGTGCTTGATGATAGGTAAGGCTTTCCTCCTCTACATTCAGCGAAAAATCGTAAAAGCGTTCTTCACCGACCTTCTCGCCTGGAGGATGGATATGTAGTATATCACCTTGCATGTAGATGTCAGCTCCGCTTTCTTCCTGCACCTTCTTCAGTACGTCGTAGCCAGTGGCATTGTTGATTACGAACTTGCTGTATGTCCATGAGTAAGAACACTCAATACAGCATCCGATGCTGCAAGCATCAACTACCTTTGCAAGTAGATCTTTTAGTGTAATCTTCAGTAGCACCTCGTTGGGTATGTCTTTTCTGAATAAAAACAAATCATCCTCACAAATGAGTTTTATGTTCCCGCCATCGGTGGAGATGCGCTGAAGCCAGCCTTCAAACTCCGTTTCAAGTCCAGTTTCCTCATACCCAAACTTTATACAAACCTTGTCACCACGTTTCAGTTTATCTTCAATCTGTAGTGCCAAATTGTATTCCGCTCCTGGTAATGTTATAGTGGCAGTGTCGGCAAGCAGTTCTACACTCTTATGTATCTCCACGTTGTCAAGCATTCCGAGACGGTAGCCACCGATTGTTATGTCATAAGCCATTGTGTACATATTCATATTAGGTGTTTAGATCCTCACGGCTCAATAGCAACTTATAGATGTCATCGCTGTATGCCTGAATGGTGTAGTTTTGGTTTGTTCTGCCTGTAGTGAATGGTATGTCCCAACTCTCAATTGCCAATTGGCTAATGCCAAATATTTCTAACAATGGGCATAATACCTTCACATGTCCTGCTTCGCAAAAGTTCTTCAGTTTTGTAACATCAGTTTCAGGGTAGCTGCCATCCTCGCTCATTAGGATGCCTTCAATTCTGACTGTATAGTCGTCTTGCGTCCATCGTTCTTTGATGCTTCCTTTTACCTTTCCCTTTGACACTTGGCGACGTGTCAGAAAGTTCTGTCCGTTGATGCTTATCATCGGCTCCACTGGGAACAACCACTCTTCGGCTCCTGCTTCTTCAAGCTGAAAGCGCAATGGCATCACCATAGGAATACCAAGTGCATTTGTACGGACCACATCTTCAAGTTCTTCTTCAGTGAGTTTCGTCACATCAAGACCAGAACTGCCGGGAATGGTCTTGCCACCTTGTATGTAGCCGAGATTCTTGCCGAAGAAATTGTTCTCACGGAACAGCCAGTAGGGCGGAACCTTAGTAAGTCCAGCCACCCTCAACGCAATGTTCTGCAGTATGAATTTGTTTGTCGTGTTCATCGGTCTGTACTTGTTGCAATTGACAGGGCGCGATTCATACACTGGAGTACTACACGCTCCAATTCTGCCGTATCGCTCTTGTCGTTCATTGTTACTTGAATATTGTCGAAGAACTTGCCTATAGATATGTTTATCGATGTGTTGCGTGTACCGCCAGTCGCCAAGGCTTCTGCGGTTTTGTTTCCACCCTTAGCACCTTTGCCTCCCTTAGCCCCCTTGCCTCCTTTACCTCCAGTAGCAGAGCCAAATGAAAACGAATTGTCGCTACCCTTTACTCCAGGGGTGGATATTGCTGCTGACTTCTTCGATTTGTCTTTCGCACTCTCACGAACATAGTTGCGATCGTATTCGTCCTTTACACCATTTACGAGTTGTTGGGTTGCAGACAGGGCCTTTTCGGTACTTGATATGCCAGTAATGTCCTTCACACCTTGCACAGCACTGTTCCATGCACCCTTAAAGTCGCCGTCAAAGAGTTTTGCCATAGCGTCACCGATTTTGCCGATGCCACTTAGCAGGGTTTTGAAACGGTCTATCAAGTAGTCCTTGATAATACCTCCGAGTCCTTTTATCACCGACCACATGGTAAGTAAGAAAGCGCGGAACCCAGCAAACTTGTTCCAACAATATACGATGCCTGCCACTAAAGCAGCTACCGCAGTAATAACAATGCCTATGGGGTTAGCGTTAAGAGCAACATTAAGTAACCACTGCACACCTTCCCATACCTTAGTCACAGCTGCAACTACCTTGATTGCCCCGATCATTCCCCACAAGGCTATCGTGTGGAGATTGAAAGCTATCGTGCCTACACCAACAACTATGGCAAGGTATCCGAGTTCCGTTTTCCACTGCATGATGAAATTGATAACACCAGCCACAACCGACAATATTTTCGACAGTGCGGTTGCTATAGGTGGTACTATCGCCATAAACACATCCATGAGTCCGCTGACGATTGGCTTCAGTTGTTCGAACATATCGACAGCCGACTGTCTGATATTACCCATCAGTGTCGAGAACTTGCCGCTGACGGTTTGGCTCAGTTTGTCGGACATTCCCTCGAAAGCACCACCAGCACCCGTCGCATGGTTTATGGCTGCCGCCACAGCATCAAAACCGATTTGTCCCTTGCTCATCATGTCCTGCAGCTCTGCATAACTCTTGCCAGTCATCTTCTGCAATTCCTTCAATGGGTTAAATCCGGCATTGATGAACTGCATCAAATCCTGGCCTTGCATCTTTCCGGCGGAGGCAACCTGTCCGAACACGAGCGAAAGTCCACCGAGTTTCTCCTTGTCGCCCATGGCAATGTCGCCCAACTGCTTCAGATACGGCACGACTTTCTGTGCATTCACACCAAAACCGAGCATCATCTTGGCATTGTTTTCAAGGTCGAGTGGCTCAAATGGTGTTTTTGCTGCAAATTTGTTGATGTCATTCAACATCTTTGCAGCCATAGTTTCGTTGCCAACAAGTGTCTTGAATGCCACCGATGTCTGCTCGGCTTGTGCTCCAATGGTGGTCAGTGCTCCAACTCCCGAAGCAATCAGCGTGTATGGATTCATCAAGAAGTCCATGCCTGGCAGTGAGGATAGCGAGTTCTTGAAATTAGAGAAGGAGAAGGCTTCCCGAAGGCGATTACCCACGGATGTCGCCTTTCGGGATATGGTGTCCAGCTGCTCAGACGTGCGCCGTGCCACGCTCAACACATTGCCTTGATCTGCCTGGAGCTTTATTAGAAATTTAAGTACGCTGTCCATTTGCCTTTGCTTCTTCTTTTCTGATGTCTATTAAATACCGGATAGTCCACGCCCATTCCGCATCGGTCAAGGTGTCTGGGTCTAAGTGCATATAATATCTCAAAAGCGTATTTAGATAGAGAATATCATTTGCCCCGGCATCGTCGATTTCAGCCTCCTCTAAAGTTTTTTTATTTCGGCCTCCTTCACCTTCAGCACTTCATCCAATGTGTTGCAAGCTGCGAAGAAATAGTCGTCGTTGGTCTTGATTTCCTCGTCACCTTCCACCCACAACTGGTTGAGTAGTGCGGTCTGCATCTTGATGGGATCCTTTTCCACACTCACATAGCTCAAGTCACGACGATTGGGCTTGCGAATGATGCAGCTTTTACCCTGCGTTTCAATGAGGAATATCTCGCCATGCTTGGCTTTAAGTTCTTCAATCTGTTCTTTTGTAAAATTCATTTTTCTGTCTTTTAATTACTGTTCAAATACTCTTCAATCTCTCGCTAAACGCTCTTCTTGTCCAAAAAGATAAACGGCAGCGACTTCTCCTGGAATTTGTCGCCTTGCTTCCATTCCGTGTTGTCCTCCGTAAACTCCACGCCCATCAGCAGGTCTGTCGTGATCACGTCTCCCTTGCTCGGGTTCCCGTATGCCACTACAATGTCTATGCTGATGTCCAGTATGTCGCCGCCGCCAGCTGCCCTCAGTGCCTCATATTCGCTCTGCGTCACCGTCAGCTCGCCGTCATACGTTTTGTTGCCCCTCTGTATGCTGTGCGGCTTGTTCCCCTTCGCGTGTAGCACTTCCTTCTCCTGCTTCGACGAGTATTTCACGCCTCTTATGCCCGTCACTGGCCTTCCTGCCGCCACCACGTTCACGTCGCTCCATTCATATTCTCTCGAGTTAAACATCTTTCTCCTCCTTTCTTCCTTAGCTGTTTGTTGTCACTTGGAACCCTAAGTTCACGTCCACATACCGCGCGTAACCGTACGGGCGCACCTTCAGTGTCACTTTCACCGTGCTCGTCGCCAGCACGTTCTGCGTCTCGTCTATCTCGCACACGCAGCCCTCGCCGTCGCTCCCCGCGCTTAGCTCGCCGTTGGCGGTCATCTTCCGGTTCACCGCTGTCTCCACTGTCTGCTGCCAGCTCTTCACCACGCCCGTGTCAAGCGTCCCGTCTTCGTTCACCTCCAACTCGTCCAGCAGCATGTCCAACAGCGTGTCGTAGGCCGTTCTGTACGCCTTGTCTATCACTCTTCGGTGGGCCAAATGCGCGTAGTCGCCCCTCGGGTCGCAGGCCAGGTTGTCGTCGGCCCAGTAGTAGCCGCTTCGGCCCACATACTTGCGCGCCACCAGGTAACCCTTCTCGTACAGCTTTCTCACGCTCTCGCTCGCTTCCTCGGTCTTCTTCTCGCCAACGTACATCTCCAGCGGCTTCAGACTCCCGTCCTTCACTCTGCCTATGTTCCGCTGCACGCTCACGCTGGCTGCTCTGCCCAGTAGCGTGCCTATGCACGCGCCGTTCGTGCCGGCCTGCGTGTCGCTCACCACTATGCCCACTCTGTCCCACGATTCCTTCGTCAAGTCATGCAGGTCGGTGTTCTCCGTGTAGTTCCTGCCTTCCAGCAGCGTCACCATCGGTGCGTACAGCTCTGTTGTAGCCCATTCGCCCAGCTGCTGCGCCTTCGCCGCGGCTGTCAGCACGTCCTTCGCCACGCCCTCTTGGCTCGTGCCCGTCTCCAGCGTGTTCACGTTGGCAACGCCCACGCCTCTCAACGCGCCGTTCTCTTTCTCCACAAGCCAACGCACGCTCCCTGCTGCGGTCTTCGTGTAGTCCAGCAGGGCGGTCATCGTGGTCGTCGGGCTCACGCCCATCACCACGAGCTTCACCCCCGCACCCGCTTCGTCGTAGAACTCTGACAAATGTTTCCACAGTACCGCGTTGTTCTCTTCTGTCACGCCCAGTGCCTGCACACTGTCCATGCTCGTCACCTCATACGCAGTGTTCAGCGCAAAAGTGCTCGCAACGGCGGCTGCACCGCACACCAGGGCAAACAGCCCGTCGGGACTGTCGCCCACGGTGCCCAGTTGCCCCGTCAAAAATTGTATCTTTACTCTCGGTAGTTGCATAAGCTATCTTCCCTTTGTTTCGTTCACGCTGCTGTGTCCTCTGTTATAAGGTACACGCCCTTCTTGTCGTAGCGGCGCGGACTGCCGCCCACTCTCACAAGGAAGGAGTATATGTCGCCGTAATACTGCGGGTCGTCCTCGTTCGAGAACATCTTCACCTCGCCCAGCGCACGGCTCACGCATTGCTGCTGCCAGGCAAGGCCTGCTGCAAGTTCCGTCGCCTCGCCTTCCTCGTCCCATTTTATTACGGTCTCCCCGTCTGCCTTCACTCTCAGCACTTGCGAGCGCTGCATGATGCTGAACCCGAAGAGTTGCCCCATCACGCCCTTGCTCACGTTTGCCAAGGCTTGGAAAGCCGAGAGTTCCTTGTCGGTCAGGTCGTCCAATAGGTCGGCATACTGCACGGCGTCGAGCAACATGTAGCGCCCCTCTGCAGGCACATCGTCCATGTTCATCTTCACCATTGCCTCCATCACCACGGCTTTCGTAAACTTCTTGCGCTTGCCCGTGGCCGTTTCCGAGGTGTGAGCCGATCTTGCCTCACCGCTTGTTGCCAAGCGGTTTGCGCCCTTCGCCCAGCGGTAGAGCAGGTTCTGCGCTGCCACCTTCTGCAGCTGCTGGCGGTCGTTGCTCAACACGCTGTTGCGCTTGTCGTAGCTCAGCTCCACGGTGTCGATGTTCGGTATGTAGATGGGGTTCGTGGTCAGCTCGTCCATGTCGTAGGTCAGCTCGTTGTCCGTGCGCTGGCTTACGCTCGCTGGTTTCGATGTGCGGTTTATCACCACGCCCGACGGGGCGCCCGCGTTCGGTATGTGTACCGTCTTGTAGCTCACGAAGGTTGAGTCGTCAATACTCTTCGAGGCAAACGAGTTGTCGGGGTAGAAGTTCTCGACAATAGTGTTCAGCCAAATTTGTTTGTTTAGTGCCATTTCTCTTTCTCCTTTTTTTCTTTTGGTTCTTTACTCTGTTAGTTGTTGTAGTCCACACCGAAGCGTTCCTTGTACTTCGCCGCAAACAGGGCTGCGTCCACGCTCTTCAATACGGCCAACTGCCCGCAGCGGTCCAGCTCGTCCCAGCTCTTGTTCGCAAAGCTCCCGCCCATAGGCTGGTCTTCAATGTACGCCGCTGCGCGCATCTGCGGCTTCTGCCCCTTCATGCCGTTCAGCAAGGCCTCGGTGTTCGCGCGGTCACTCTTCATCAGAGCCTTGAAGGTCGCCGCCTGCTCCTTGCCTATCTTGCCTTCGCTCACGGCTTTGTTCACAATGGCTTCCACCTCTGCCGCTTCTGCCGCGTCGGCTTTCTCCTTATACGCCTTGTTGGCTTTCTCCAGGGCTTCGGCCTTGGTCGCCTGGTTCTCCAGCTGCTGCGCCTTCGCAAGCAGCTCTGCCTCGCTGTTCACGTCCTTGAACGAGGGCATCTTCTTCAGTTCTTCTAATAGTGCCATGTCTTTATTTGGGTTTTGTGGCTGCACCTGCAGCCGGTTGTTGAAATACTGGTACACCTCATTGGCTGTCCTCGGCTCTGCCTCGGGCTTCTCGCCCATGTCATATAGCCCGTCGGCCAACTTCATCTCCACGGCTTCTTCCGCACTTATCCAGTGGTCTTTCTCGTCAAAGTAGCGGGCCGTCACTTCCTTGGCTTCCATGCCGCAGCGCTTCGCTATCATCCGTGCCAAGTCGCCTTGCAGTGTCTCCATCATTGCCGCTGTCTGTCGCAGGGCAGAGGCGTTGCCCCATGTGCCGCCGCTCACAGCGTGGAGCATCAGCTTCGCGTAGGGGCTCATGTATAGGGGCTTGCCGCACAGGGCTATGATGCCGGCTATGCTCGCCGCCACTCCGTCCACATAGATGGTTATGTTTGCCTTCGACGTGCGCAGCGCGTTGTATATGGCTATGCCGCTGAACACGTCGCCGCCGTTCGAGTTGATCCTTACGTCTATCTTTTCGTACTGCGCCTCCAGTGCCAGCAGCTCGCTCACCACTCTGCCGCTGTCCACCTTCTGCCCGTCGTCCACGTCGCCATACAGCAGTATCGCCACCTCGCCTTCGCCGGGTATTGTGTTGAAAAACTTCATTTCGCGTCGTTTTTTTTAATTTCCGCTGCAAAATTCTATAAAATTCCGCCCTTCTGCAAACCGTGTTTTTATCGTGTACGCAGAAAACGTTATCGTCACTTTTTCCAGTGCCATCATAAATCCTCAGTTTGAACTTCTTCCCGAAAACATAGAACTTTGCAGCTGGTTAACAAGATTTTTATTTCATTTTTTATGGCAAAAAACAATATAGACAAAAAGGGCATCGCACAGTCTCTTTTCCTCAATGGCTCCTACACGCAGGAGGAGATTGCTGCCAAGGTCGGCACCACACGCCAGACCGTTTCGCGTTGGGTGCGCGATGGCGCATGGGAGGAGCTGAAGGCTTCCCGCACCATCACCACCGAGCAGCTCATCGCGCAGTACAAGCGACAGCTCGCCGAGATCAACAAGAGGGTCGAGGCACGACCCTCGGGCGAACGCTTCCCCACCATCGAGGAGGCCGACGCCATTGTCAAAACGGCGGGCGCTATCAAGAAACTTGAGCAGGACATCGGCGTGTCCGATTGTGTCTCTGTCGCCATGCGCTTCCTCTCGTGGCTACGGCCAGTCGATGCAGACGCGGCGCGAACCTTCAACGACTATTTCGATGCGTTCATCAAAGACCAGGCTGGGAGGGCCCGTAAGTAATGGCTACTGCTAAAGATCGTCAGTCGCTCGCCATCTGGGAGGAGTTTCACAAGAGTTTGCTCAAGGGCATCGAGGTCGACAACAGCCTCACAAGGCAGGACATTGAGCGACGACGCGCACAGCTCGAACGCGACCCCGTGGAGTGGATCAGGTTCTTCTTCCCGGCTTATGCCAAGTACGAGTTTGCCACGTTCCATGTCCGCGCCATTCGCCGCATCATTGCCAACGACGAGTGGTACGAGGTGCTTTCATGGAGCCGTGAGCTGGCCAAGTCCACCGTCGCCATGTTCGTCATCATGTATCTCGCCCTCACGCGCCGCAAGCGTTTCGTGGCACTGGCGTCTGCCACCATCGACTCGGCCAAGCGTCTGCTCCTGCCCTTCAAAATCAATTTTGAGTCCAATCCGCGCATACGCCAGTTCTATGGAGAGCAGCCTACCGTCGGACAGTGGACAGATTCGGAGTTCTCTTGTCGCTGCGGTGCTAAGTTCATAGCTCTCGGTGCGGGGTCTGCGCCGCGTGGCATGCGCAACGAGGCCATTCGCCCCGATGTGCTCTATTTCGACGACTACGACACCGACGAGGATTGCCGCAACCCGGTCACACTCGACAAAAAGTGGGACTGGGCGGAACATGCGCTCTATCCTACGCGCTCCATCTCCGAGCCTACACTTGTGCTTTGGTGTGGCAACATCATTGCCAAGGACTGCTGCATCACGCGTGCCGGACATCTCGCCAACTCGTGGGACATTGTGAACATTCGCGATGCTGCTGGCCATTCCACTTGGCCGCAGAAAAACAAGGAGGAGCAAATCGACCGCATCCTTTCTAAAATCTCTGTCAAGGCGCAGCAGGGCGAGTATTTCAACAACCCCGTTGCCGAGGGTAAGATTTTCAAGAACCTTCCCTTTGGCAAGGTGCCGCCGCTCTCCAAGTTCCGCTTTCTCATTGGCTATGGCGACCCGGCTTACTCCGACTCGCGCAAAAAGGCTTCGTCCACCAAGGCGCTCGTCCTCGTCGGCAAACTCAAGGGGGTATACTATGTCATCAAGGCGTTTCTCGCCCGTGAGACCAATGCCAATTTCATTTCATGGTATTTCGCCATGGACGATTATGTCTCACGCAAGACCAATGTCTATTGGTACATGGAGAACAACAAGCTGCAAGACCCGTTCTTCAATCAGGTCTTCCGCCCCCTCCTGCGCGACCAGTGCCGCGAGCGCCACCGCGAACTTTACATCAAGGGCGACGACCGCAAGAAAACCGACAAGGCCACACGCATCGAGGCCAACCTCGAGCCCATCGACCGTGAGTGCCGCTGGGTCTTCAACGAGCAGGAGCGCGACAACCCCATGATGCAGGAACTCGTCAACCAGTTCAAGCTCTTCGAGCTGACGCTGCCTTATCCTGCCGACGGACCCGATGCTGTCGAGGGGGCGGTAACTATCACCGACCTCAAAACCGCTGAGATGGAACCTACTTACACGGTCTCCTACCAAGAGCTCAACGAGGATAATCCTTATCGTATGTAACTTTCAAAAATTCTAATTATGTTTTTCTATGGACAACTTTATTTCTTTATCCGATTACGACGCGTCTATTCATCGCGACATCCTCGATGCCTTGTTGCGCAAGGACACGCCTGCCTACGACCCGCAAATCGTAGAGGTCTGCGAGGATCGCGCCGTGGCCGAAATGCGCTCTTATCTCAACAAGTCCTACGACTGCGACGCTATCTTCTCCGCACGCGGCACCGATCGACATGCGCTCATTCTCATGTTTGCCGTCGACATCGCCGTCTTCCACATCTTCTCCCAGCACAACCCCTACAAGATTGCCAAGATTCGACAGGACCGCTACGACCGCGCCATTGAGTGGCTCAAAGGCGTAATGGAGGGCGACGTCACCATCGATGGCGCACCGCTTTTGCCTGCCGACACCCTGGCCGACAATTCGCGATGGCAGGTCGAGGCCGACGAGGTGCGACCTGTTTTTCTCTGATTCATAAAAATACTATTGATATATGGCTAACAAAAATTTAAAATCGCATAAGGCTGCGCGTGCCCCCCAAAAACGCATCACGCAGGGGGGCATGCTCACAGCGCCGGGGCAGCGGCAGCCCGACATCGTGCTACAAATGCCCGAGGTGTTCTTCTTCGACATGAAGGCTTACATGGCTTCGGTCAAGGCGGCGCAGGGCATCGACTATTCTAACCGCGTCCGGCTCTACGACATGTATGAGTCTGCCCTGCTCGATCTTCATCTCTCGGGCGTCCTCGCCAAGCGTTTGCGCGGGGTCACAAAGATTCCCATCGAGTTTCAGCGTAATGGCGAGCCTGACGAGGCTATCAATGCACAGATTCGCTCGCCATGGTTCAAGCAGTTCCGAAAGGATTGTGTTCTTTCCGAGTTCTACGGATTCTCCATCATGCAGTTCTGGCGTGACGAGGAGGGATTTATTCGCTACGATCTCATCAACCGTAAGCACTACGACCCCATCCATCGGCGCATTCTCAAGTATCAGGGCGAGATTGATGGCATGCCCGTTGAGCTGTTCCCCAACATGCTTTTTGTTGGCAAGGAGCGCGAATTGGGCATCTTTGCCGAGCTGCTCCCTGCTGTGCTCTATAAACGCGGCGACATGGCCGACTGGGCGCGCTTCTGCAACATCTTCGGAATGCCCGTCCGCGAGTACACCTACGATGCGGGCGATGAGCAGGCGCGACGACGCCTTGTTGCCGAGGCACGGTCGCAGGGGGCTAACGCCGTCTACATCCACCCCAAGGACTCTGAACTCACGCTCATCGAGGCGGCCAACAAGTCGGGCTCTTCTGAACTTTACAAAACCTTTGCCGAGTATTGGGATTCCAAAATCTCCATCCGCGTCCTCGGCAACACGCTCACTACCGATGCCAAGGAGACGGGCACGCAGGCACTTGGCGAGGTGCACAAGGAGGAAGAGGACGAGATGAATGCCGACGACCGCGACTTTATACTCGACATACTCAACTACGACATGCGACAGATCTTCGCCGACCTTGGCTTCAATGTCGAGGGTGGTGAGTTCGTCTATGCCAAAAAGGACAAAATCAATCCTTCGCAGCAAATCGACATCGTGCAGAAACTCGCTTCCATGGGCCTCCCCATTGATGACGACTATCTCTACGAAACGTTCTGCATCGCCAAGCCCGACAACTACGACGAACTCAAGGCGCAGAAGGAGGCGGAGCGGGCCGCCATGCGCGATGCGCTCAATGCGCCCCATGGCGAAGAGCACAACGACAAGGGGGACAACAAAAAAAACGGCTCAAACACTGTTCAAAAGGCAATCAAAAACAGTGCAAACGAGTGGCATGGAGCTGGCTCCAATGCCCGAGTGCAGCCTGTTTTCGATGAAATCAAGAACCATTTGAGAGGTTTTTTCGGACTCGCCCCAAATCAATGCGGGGCGGATTCCGACTTTTAATCGATAGGCTCTACTACGATGGAGCCTGTGCCTGTTGCTCGGGGCATTTCCACAATGACGCGCCCTCGTTCTCGTTCTCCACCGATGTGCTGCAGCAGTATCTCCGAGCCATCTACAATGGCTTCGACTCTTCCCGTGCCGTTGAGCCTACCATGTGGCGCGAGGTGCTGCGCATTCTCAACGAGGCCACGGTCTCGGGCTTGCTACAGAGCAAGGCACCGACACACGAGGACAACTTCCTCGCTGCCCTCCGCCATTCCAACGAGGTTTTTGCAGCGTTCAAGGTGCATTCCATGTCCGAGCGCATGGCGGCACGACTTCTCAACGACGATGGCACGCTGAAACCTTTCCGACAGTGGGCGGATGATGTGCAGCCCATTGCCTCTCACTATGTCGGCGCCTGGCTGCGCACCGAGTACGACACGGCACTCATACGCGCCCACAACGCCGCCGACTGGCAACAGTTCCTGCGCGATGCCGACATCATGCCCAACCTTCGTTGGATGCCTACTACCTCGCCCACGCCCGAGAGCAGCCATCGCGCCTTCTGGGAGCGAAAGCTCACGCTACCCGTCTCCGACCCGTTCTGGGACGAGCACCACCCGGGCGACCGCTGGAACTGCAAGTGTTCGCTCGAGCAGACCGACGACCCGCCCACGCCCGAGCTGAAGGCGGAGTTCGCTGCCGAGGCTCCGCAGCCAGGACTTACAAACAACCCGGGCAAGGATGGGCACACTTTCTCGCAGGACCATCCGTATTTTCCAAAGTCCTGCGGCTCGTGCCCGTTCAACAAGGGCGTAAAAAACAGATTGCTGACTGTATTCAAGAATGAAGAAAAGCACTGCTACAACTGCAGTAAAATAAATTTTGTCCTGCCAAAGACTAAAGAAGGTATGAAGAATGTGACTGCCGAGCAAAAGCATGAAATTTATTCTATGCCCATTGAACGGCAATTTGATGAAGTTAAGAAAAATATTTTCAAACACATTTTGAAAAGTACCGATGAAGAGGACTACAAAAGGCTCGAAGATGTAGCACAAGCATACGCCGATAAAGGCGTAAAAGTTTGGATCTTGCCAGAGATTCATAAAAGCGAGGTTGATATAAGGCAACGTATTGGGCTGCCTTCTGATACGCAGACACCAGACTTCTGGCTTGATAAAAAAGTGCTTGTTGATGCGAAGTCACCTCGAAGCTACAAAAAAATTACGCATAACGCTAATGGGGCTTCAGAGCAAGGGGGCATTGCTTGCATCACAAACCATTTCATAAAATTGGAGCCAGCAAAACTTGCCGCTCTTAGCAAAAGAATATTTGAAAATGGGGGATATACAAAAAAAGAGGTCCATTTCTATATCGATGGGACTCTCTATAAATACAACAGTCAAGGAATAATCCTTGACTGAGGGGACCCAGCTTCGCGGGCTGGTTGCAGTGGTCTTGTCTCCCACATCGCAAAGGTAACTATAATTATTTAATAAACAAACGTTATGAACAAATTTTTCAAGTTTTTCGCAGCTTCCAACCGCTACAAGCATCTCATCGGGGGCTTCCTCGTCGCAGCCCTCGCTGGCTCTTTCTATGCTGCCGCCTATGCCGCCATCGTCGCAGCTTCCTGTCTCGAACTCAAAGACCGTCTTTATGGCAACCCCTGGGACTGGATCGACTGGCTATGCACGCTCTTCGGAGGGCTCTACGCTGCCTACTTAGTTTACTTCATCATTTTCTAACCATGGACGCAAAGGATATTCAAAAGCGCATCACTCGCCTCAAGGACGACATCGAGCGCGAGGTGCGCGACCGACTACCGCGCAAGGTGGGCGTCGTGGCGGTCAATCACTTTAAACAGAACTTTCGCGATGCGGGCTGGCGCGACGATGGTCTCCATCCTTGGAAGACTACACGCAGGCAAAAGGAGGGCGGACCCGATGCCAAGTACACGCCGCTCACCTCCCGCCGCGACCATCTCATGCGCTCCATTCAGTATGAGTCGCAGCCGGGGCAGGTCACGGTTTCCAATCCCGTTCCCTATGCGGCCATACACAACGAGGGAGGCACCGTCAACACCCACCCTTCTGTCACCAAGCATATGCGACGCTTTGCATGGGCTAAGGTCTATGCGCTCGCTGGCGTCAAGGGCAAGGGTAAGCTCCCCAAGCAGTTGCCTGCAGCGGCTGCCAAATGGCGGGCGCTCGCACTCACAAAAAAATCTAAGCTGAATATCACGGCGCACATTCCGCAGCGACAGTTCATGGGCGACAGCCGCGAACTGAAACAAAAAATCAATACGATTATCAACGAATCTATAAAACGCATAGAAAATGGAATCCTTAATCTCTGAACTCATTCCGCTCATCGCTTCTGCCATGCCCGCACTCGCGCTCGTCGATGAGGACTATGGGCAACTCGAAAATATCGACGACTCCGACGATGAACGACAGATGTACCCCATCACTTTTCCATGTGTACTCATCGATGCGCCCGAAACCGAATGGTCTAATCTCGCACCTGGCGTGCAGAAGGGCATCTGCACCGTCCGCATACGCCTCTGCATCGATTGCTACGACGACACCCACTACGGGTCTGACACCACCAGCCGCATCGCCGAGCGCAACGCTTTGCGCCATGAGCTGCATGCCGTACTCCAAAATTTCCGACCCGACGATGATGGGGCACTCATCCGCACCTCATCGCGATTCTACACGTTCAATCATGGCATAAAGGTGTATGAAATGACTTACAAAACAACGGTCTCCGAGTCCGTTGTCACGGAAAAAGTGAAAGTTGCTGCACATCGCATTTCGCTTTCGGTGTTACGCGAAAACCGCTGAACCCCACGGCGGGTAGCTCCGCGCCAGCCACCGTCGCGCCCTCGCGTATCATCTTACGTATTATCTGCATGATGCGTCCTTCACTGATGAAAAATTCTTCCGACGATAGTTTCTGCAACGCGTCGTCAAACCGAAGGCGCTTCACCTCGGTCCAGTAATAATAGCGCTCAAACAACTTCCTGTCTCTCGCGCTGATCAGCTCTTTGTCTCGTCCTTTGCTCATAGTTTGCAAATATAAATCCTTTCCCTTAAACCGCAAGCAAAAAGCCACCTAAATCACTCGTATTTAGGTGGCTTTCATCATTTTCCCTCTTGGGCGGCGGCGTTCCTGCGCCCGCCGAATCATAGTCTGCAGAAGCTCGGCTCTATACGCGTCCACACGCCGTTCTCTGCGTTACGCTTCGAGAAGTAGTAGTTCGTCGCTGTCGTCTGCACCACGTTGGCTTCCTTGAACAGACGCATGATCTCCGCATACTCCTCGTCAAACTTGTCTTCCAACTCGTACAGCTTCGAGATGCTCTTGTAGTCCAGGTCGCCCGTCTTGTTGCGCTCCAGCAACGTCATCGCCATCTGGTACATCGGGTCCTCCACGCCTTTCTCGCTCTGCTCCATGTAGCGCTTCAGGTAGTCCACAAGGCGCTCGGCCGCCAGGTCGGCTCGCTCGTCAAACCCTTTCACCTTGTTGAACTTCACCTCCAGCTTGAAGTCGCCCGACGTGATCGTGTAGCTCTGCTGGCTCTCGCTCTTCACGGCTCCGTACTCGCGCATCACCTGCGTGAAGGCCGCCGTCTCCTCGTCAAGCCATTTCTTGAAGCCCGTTACCTCGGCCTCCACGCCTTCCACTTTCTCTTGCACATCGTGTACAAACTGGTTGCGTATGGCCTCGTAGCTCTCGCGTTTCGCAACACGCTCGTTCTTCTCCTCGGCTTGCAGCTGCGCCAACAATGCGGCGCGCTGCTCCTTGCTCATGTTCTTTACCATTTCTTGTGTTTCCATCTTTTTTCTTTTTTTAATTCAAAATTCAAAACTCAAAATTCCTAACTCTTCTTGCGGATCATCGCCCGCAGTTTCGTGTTCAGTTCCTTCAGCTCTTCCATGTCCAGAAAGCGGAAGGGCTTGCCTGCTATCCGTTTGTCCTCGCAGAAGCGGTCCACGGCTTTCCAGTCGGCCGTGTCCACGCCCCACAGCTGCATCTGGTGCAGCACGCCGCTCCGCGCCTTTCGCTTCGCCTTCAGCAGGGCGGCTCGTCGCTCGTCATAGCCTGCCACGCGTTCCATTTCCTGGCACATCAGCTCATACTCCGTGGCACTCATCTCGCGCAGGTGCTCTGTCCGCTCGTTTGTGAATTGCCGCACCAGTGTCTCCTTGTCTGCCCCGGGCAGCAGCTTCAGCAGCTTGTAGAACTTTCCGTAGTTATCTATGTGGTTCATGCTCTGCCTCCTTTTCTTTCCATTTTAGCCACGCCTCCCTCGCCACGGCAAGTGTCGTCGGCACGTCCCAGGTCAGTCCGTCGGCGGGCAGTAGCGGCACGTTGTTGAAGCAAACGTACACCTCGCCGCTGAACTCGCGCGCCTGAACCACCGTTTCGCTCTCTCTCACCAAGGCGGCTGCTTTCTTCGCCGCCTTCTTCGCTCTGCGGGCCTCGCGCTCTGCGTTCAGCCACGCCTTTAACTCGTCTAAAATTTTCATCGGGTCTTTGTTTATGGGTTCTTTGTTTGTCATTTTTCTTGTTTCTGGGGTTTCCACTTGATGGTCACTTCGGCGTCCATCTTGCCGCTGCCCTCACACACGGGGCACTCTTTCCATTCGCTCCCGTCTGGGCTGCTCCGCGCTCCCGCAAAACCTCCCTGGCCGTGGCAGTACTCGCATTCATATCCGCGGCTCTCTATCCGTTCTTCCTTGCCGCCATACACTGGGGGTGTCAGGAATATCATACGATGCTTACTGCTCATCGTCCATCACCTCCTCTCGCATATATTCCACCATCAGTGCCTCGTGTTCTTCTTCCTGCAGTCGGCGTATCACTTCCTCGTATATCATGTACTGGTCGTCGCCGCCGTAGCCCTTCACGGCTTCTTTCGCCATCGTCACTATTTTCTCTACTGTCTCGTCCATCTCCTTCATGATTTTGCTCGTTTATAGGTTACTCTCTCATACGGCTGCCACTGGATAATCCGTGCCGCAAACATCAGGTCTCGCGTCTCCAGCACCACGCAGCCTTTCGTCTTCGCGCTTCGGTGTACCGTCAGGTCGCTCTGCCAGTTCCCTTCCAGCCATTCTTCCATCACGCTCTCTGCTTGGCTCTTCTTCAGCAGGATGTATATCGTGTCGCCCTGCTTGTAGTCGTTCATGTCCTTGCTCATTGCTTCTTGTCGTTATTGGTTCTTTTTTCAAGCGCCTCCGAAAATCGGGCTATTCTTTAGCCCAATATTCTTCGGCTCTTTCTGCCCATATTGTGTAATATCCCTGGTCTCCAAAATAGCGTCCCTTCGATATGGCTCTATATCCCTCCACCCATATCTTCAGCGCCGCGTCATACATCACGCTCACGGCTGTACGCCCCTTCGGCCTCGTCCCCTCGGCTTGGCTGATGATCACGAGCAGCTTGTTGCGGTGCCGCGCCTTGAAAGCCAAGTAGTCCTCAAAGCTCATGCCCGTGTATTGGTAAGAGTCTATTACCACGATGTCGGGGCTTTTACGCTTCTGTAGCCGCTTGTCAAGGTCGTCCATACGCTCGGCGTCCAGCAGCACCATACGGCGCGCCACGTCTTGCATCCCGGCTCTGATGAAGGCGTTCTTCATCGTTAGGCTCGAGCCTTCCTCTAAGCTGTCATAGGCCACCTTCCCAAATCGGCAAAGCTCCTTGCACAGCTTCAGCACAAAACTCGTCTTGCCGCTTCCGCTACGCCCCCACACAAACCACACGCCGTTCCTTTCTGGCTCGCCGAAGGCTGCACGCCACTCGTCGCTCAGCTTGTAGGTCTGCTTCTTCATCGAGAGCAGCTCGCTCACACTTATCGCTCTTTTCATGTCTTTCAATCGTTTATTGAACACTGTTCAAACGCTGTTCAAGCGCCCATCTGCTTCACTCTGTGCACGCCTTTCTTCACTCTCCTAAGGTCAAAGTCATATTGCTCCGCGTCCTTCACTACCTCGGCTATCTTCCCCCGGTCGGTCAGTCCGTTCGCCACGCAGATGGCGTACACGTCCTGCGCACTGGTATGCTCCAGCTCGAAGAATTTTCTGCCTATCCTGGAGTGTATCTCGTTGTAGCCTTTCTTGTCATACCTCAGCCCCATCTTCATCCTGCGCTTGATGTAAGAGGTCGAAAAGAATACTATACCGCATTTGTCCTCCAAACGGTTGTACAGGTCTATGAAGTAGTGGAACACTCTTTCCGTCAGCTTGTCGGCCTCGTCAAACAGCAGCACTGGGCTCTCCGTCTGTATCAGCGTTCCGATAATGGCGTCCAGCATGTCTCTTATCGTCATGCCGTCTGTCCGCAGACCTATCTTCTTCGCGATGTCTCTGATAAAGTCGCTGCGCTTCATGTCCTCCGAGCAGAGTATGTAGTACGCGCCAGTGTGCTCTCGTTCGTACAGCCTGGCGGCCGTGGTCTTGCCGCAGCCGGCTTCGCCCACCACCCACGTCACATTCTTCCATTTCTGGGCGTCCGTCATCGCGTAGGCCATCTCCTTGGCGGCTGTGGTCTCCACTGTCTGCCAGGCACCTGGGGTGGCGGTCCCCACTTGCGAGGCTATCTTGCGCCACATGTCGTCGCTGATGTTCTCCCACTTGCCGCTCAGCACCGAGCTGACGGTGCCTGCGCTCGTACCGTCCAAGCTGGCGGCTGCCTTGTTTTGGCTTGGGTATTTCATCACATAGAGGCGCAGCGCCTCGCGTATCGCTTCTTTCTGTTTCTCGTTCATGTCGTTCTTGGTTTATTGTCGTTGTTATAATTTCGATGCTATCTTCTTCTCCGTGGGCAGCGGTATCGTCAGCCCCTCATCGTCCTTGCCGTCCATCACGTCCAGCCAGTCGTCGAGGCTCATGGCTTTCGTGTGTCGGCCTAACTGGTATTGCTCGGGCGGTTGTGAGTAACGCTCCATTCTGTGCTCTATCTGTCGCTGCACGGCGGCTGACGCGCCCTTCAGCTTCGGTGAGCGCAGGCCCTGCTGCTCGGCGTCCGTGCCGTGCTCGGCGGCTATCGTCCGCCCGGCTACCGTCCGCTCTATGCGGTCTTGCAGGTTGGCTTCTTGCTCTTGGCGGATGAACTTCGCGTCGTCCGTGCCTTGTTGGTCTTGCAGCGCGCGGTGTATCACAAGGTAGGGCTCTGCTGTCCGCTCAAACCGCAGCGTGCCGTCCGTGCCTTTCGTGTACAGCCGGATGCTCTGGAAGTCGTAGGGGTCGTAGGCCACCACAAAACGCTCGTAGGTGTGCTTCCTTCGCCACTCGTGGTCGGGTACGCCAGGCGACGAGCATACCTCGTACTGACGCTTCTGACCCTTTATCGTCACCTGCAGACCTTGGTCGGTGAACGTGGCCATGCGCTTGCTGAACACCCAGAACATGTCTACCATGTCGTGCACCGTCACTTCCTGCGTCTCCTCGTTCACGCTATGCTCGTACATGTCTATCCTACGCTCGCCCGTGGCGGGGTGCAAACCCTCGTTCCATTCTTTGCGGGCTGCGGCATAGGCGTCCTTAAGTTCTTCCAGAGTGTACAGGCTGTCTTTGTTGGCTTCGATGAACTCCACATTCGGGCGGCTCGATGCTTTCTTGGCGGTTACGTTCTGACCCGTGAAGCGCCAGTCCTTATGCAGCACTTGCTGTTGGAACCGCCCGAACACACTCTCTATCGTCTTCGACTCGCCGTTGTAGGGTTGTGTCGGTCTGTGCACGCGGCATATCTTCCCGATGAAGCCGTCCGAGTCCAGCTTCTTGTGCCCGCCCTGGTTGTCATACACTATCTCCCAGGGCTTGTGCCCGCTCGTCTGTATCGCCATGCGGTAGGCGTGGTACTGGGCCTCGTAGTCTTCCGTGTCGCTGATGCAGTAGCCTAATAACACCTCGCTCATCGCGTCGATCACTTCATACACTTGCGTGGTTCTTACCTTGCCCTGCTCGTCTCTGTAGTAGAGGTTCAGCTTTGTGCCGTCGCCATACCACAGCGTGTCTCTCCTCGTCGGCAGCATCGTCTTGTGCTTTCTGCCGTAGCGTTGCCTTGCGGCTTGCTCGCCATGCACGGCGTCATACCACAGCGGCTCCACCGCCGGACTGTTCAGCCATTTCTTCATGCCGCTCAGGCTCCTTATCGGCTTCCAGCCCTTCTCCTCGGCTATCTCGTTGGCCTTGTCGAAGAGTTGCGAGTCGGTGTACACGGGCACCTTGCTGCGCTTCAGCGCCACTATCACTTTCAGGAAGTCGCCCGTGATCTTCAGCGCCGACGAGTTGCCCAGTTTGCCGCTCACCACGCTCTGGTAGCCTTCTGCCTTCCATGCCTTTAGCCTCGTTTTCAGTCTCGCCAAGGTGCCGGGAAGCGTGTGCCCGTAGCTCTCGCGCATGCGCTCCGAACTGTCCAGTATAAGGTCCCACGCGCCGGCCATCGGCGCGTTCAAACTGCTGCGTATCGCTTGTCTTCTCGCAGCCATCTTCTGCAGCTCGCCAAGCACCGAGGCGTTGATGGTGTATTCTTCTATCATCTTCTCCGTCAGGTGGCGCTCCTGCCCGTCCTTGTCCATGTAGGTATAGCCTTCATAAAACTCCCTGGCCTTCGGGTCTATCTTCACGCGCTCTTTCATCATCGCCTCCCTCATCTTTTCTTCGGGGTCGCCGTACACGGCTACAAACCGACGTCTGTACTTCTCCGGAATACTGCTCCACACATATAGTGCCTGAGTTCCCTCGCCGCCACCACGCCGCGCACACGCTATGTTGCTGCGGCATACGTTCTGGCGCAGGGTGCTTGCCTTAATCACGGGGTCTGCACCGCCAGTCAGCTCGGCAAACGTCACGCACAATATCTTGTTGTAGTATTCCATTTTCTCTTTTCTCGTTTGTTGTTCCCTTGTGCGGTGGCGTTTCTACGCCCGCCGCCGTCTCTTGCTCAGGCTTCTCTCTATGCAGTGGCTTGCCCCATCGCCTCTATGCGCTGCTGCACATGTTCTATGTCTGTTATGTGGGCATCCTCTATGCGCATCTGCTCCTTGCTGTGCTCGTCAAACACCTGCAGCAAGCCGCTTCTCTTGTCTGCCTCCCACATCCAGCCGTTATCAAAGTGCTGGCGCATCACGTTCTCCGAGTCATGCACCACCTCGCTCGCTGGAGCTGTCACCAACTCAAAGCCACCACGCTGCACGGCAAGGCTGCGTATCTTCTTGGCCAACTCGCTCTGACCCTTCACCGGGTGAAAGTTCAGTGCGTAGCTCACCATCTCCTTTGTCACGCCGAATGCCTTCGACAGAAACTCCCGCTGGCTGCGGGTCACCGTTATCACTCTTTTCATTGTCGTATCGTTTTTAGTTGTTATACATATTGTGGAGCGCGGGGAGTCGAACCCCTCATGGCTATCCAGCGCATGGCAAACCTGCAACTCCTGCGGTCTTTCCCGCCGCCATCCGAGGCCGCCCCTGCCGACTGTCCAGTGCGGCTCGCTGACTATCCAGTGCAGCACCCAGGGCTTCCGTGTTATCCTTATCCAATCTTTCTACCCTCGGACATATCCTTACGGCTCCAGAAACTTCACCGTCTCGTTCTGCACCTCCTCGTTCGCCTCCATCCAGCCAATGTCGTAAGCTCGACCGTCCTGGTAGCTGTTGTATCTGTACCACTTGTCGTAGATGCCATTCTCACAGTCACGCTTGCCTGCCTCATATTGCTTCAACGTCTGGGCAATGCGCTCATCTGCCTCACGCCTGATGCCCAGCACCATCTTGTCCAATGTCTCATTCTCAATCTCGTTCATATTCTTTAAATGCTAAAATTTGTAACTCTCGGCCTTTTTCACTATCTTTGACCGCACGTTTATTCTTAAACACGCTGCAAAGATATAGAAAAAAATCTACACCGCAAATAAATTGCGCTTAAAATTTTCGACAATGGGAAATATTTCCGATAGAATCGCCCAAATAATAAAGAAAGAGGGTATAAGTACAAGAGCATTTGAGCAGCAGATAGGTTGCTCAAATGGAGTGATTTCCAAGTGTATAAACAAGGGGACAGACATTTCAAGTCAATGGGTGTCGAAAATTATCGAAACTTATTCGGAAGTAGACCCAAAATGGTTACTCACTGGTGAGGGAAAAATGCTTCAAGGAGCAGAAAATAAGAGCGTGCCGACGGCAAATCGCCCTATTGAGATAGCGCATCAGGCTCCAGAAGGCAGCAGCGAGGGCATTCCGCTCATACCGCTCGATGCCATCGCTGGTTTCCCTGCCGACGGGGGCAGTGGCGTGAGCATGGGCAACTGGGAACGCTATGTCATACCCGAATTTGCCGACAAGGGCGCAAACTTCCTCATCCGCGTCTCTGGCGACTCCATGGTGCCGCTCTATTATAGTGGCGACCTCCTCGCTTGCCACAAGATCACCGACATACGCTTCTTCCAGTGGGGCACCATCTATGTCCTCGAAACGTCCCAGGGCATTCTCGTCAAACGTGTGCAGGAGAGTGACAAGTACGACGATTGCATCCTCTGTGTCTCTGAGAACGACTCGGTACACAAGCCCTTCCTCCTTCCGCGCGACGACATACGCAGCCTGAGCACCATCGTCGGACTCGTCCGCCTCGTCTGACGCTCACGCCACACACACGCCGCACACGTCACGCACTGCAAAACGTGTCGCGCACGCATATATATAGGTATAAAGGGATGAGAAAACGCTGAAAACCCTTATAAATAGGGCGCTCCCGACATTCCGCAAAGGTTCAAAAACGTGCAATTCTTGGGATTATCCCCACCCCCTAAACGCCCGAAAACGACTTCAATCCAATTTTTTGCGGAGTTTTGTCGGGGTCAATCCCTTGTTTTCTATGTTAAAAGTGTCACTCCAAATGTCACACCAAGTTGAACATTTCGTTTTTCCATGTCACACCAAACGTCACTCCAAGTGTCACCCCAAACCCGAAAAACGTCCATTTTAGCCCTGTTCAGGAGCCTCCAAAACGCAAAAACGGCTTGCACACTGTTCAAATCAGTATGCAAGCCGTTCAAATGCCGTTATATCAGCGTTTTAGCCGTTCAAAGCACCCTTATTTCTCGCTTTTATCCTCCCTGCTGCCTCTTATCAGTTCTCCCTGCCTGATCATCGCCTTTTTGTTGAGTATTACGCCTCCGTCAGCCAGTCCTGCGTGCAGCAGCGAGCTTTTCTTTATTCCCACCTCATCCTCTGTCAAAACGCTATATATCGCCGATATGGAGCCGAAGTAGTAGTTCTTTCGTCCGTGCAGCAAATGCACATGTATCACCTTTGTCATATCCGTTCCTTTCTGTTTTCTAAAATATTCTTTATCGCTTGCAAATATACCAAATAATAACTATTTGGAAGAATTTATAAGCATAAAAAGCAAGAAAGAAGCAAAATAAAAGGCATGGTCACAGCCACACCTCCTCTCATTCAATCACCATCAAAATAAACCGTATAAAGCCCCGCCAGCGCCCATTTTCACGCCCAGACGATAAATCCACCCACATGAGCAACCAAACGCGTCCAGGAGTCCACAAAATGCCTCACACGACCGTCAGAACAACCCAAAACATAACATACTCAACCCCGATGTAAAGCAATCCCCTTCAAACACCATTCAAACCCCTCTCAAATGTAAGGCAAATGTAAAGCCAATGTAACGTTTCGTTTTTCCACCTCACATCATGTTCTTTTCATCAACTCGTTGTATATCAAGCGTTTCACCGATTTCTCACCAACTCAACTTTTATACGTTTCGTTTTATCCCCCTTACATTTATGAGCGACGTGCAGCTTCAGAACATCGTGGACATAATCCACAAATGCCACACATGGATAGACGTTGGCAGTTCGTTCCATTGGAAAGACACCGCCGTTTCACGGCATGGCATGGTGCAGACCGTCTGCTGTCGGTGTCTGACTCTTCGAACCTGTCATTCCAACAATGATTATGTCCGTGGGCAGGAGTGGCATATTCCTCTGCTTGACATTGACCGAAGTGCCAAGATTCTTATGAGAAAGGATGCTGGTTTCAAGAAACGCCTTGCGTCAAATGCTTTGACAATGGCGGATGTCGAGCGACTTTTCATGGAAGCCACATATGGAATTATTGAGTTGGAGCTATTCGAAGGTTATTGACCGTTTTACATTACAATTTGATTTATGATATTCAAGATTATCTTTCTTTTCTTCCCTATGTTTCTTCTCTTGGCATCAACGATGTGCTACAGGAAGAACAATCGGATGATGCAGAGATTTTATCTCCGCATGGTGTTTTCGCATAATTTTCGGAAACTGTACACACTGCTGTTGCTGATGGCAATATTGGTGTTCAGTTTCTTGGCATATCAAATGCAGCCCAACGAGATTGGTGCTCATATAACGGCACTGTTGGCATTGTTGCTGTTCAAGTTCTCCTATGCAGACAATCTGCTGCATAGGTTGCACGACAACAGGAAATCACGTGCCATCGCTTTTACAGCCTCATTGGTGTTCATGTTCACTCCCCATTTGTACACATTGGGGGTGATGGTAGGCTTGCTCTTGGTGGCATCCATCTACTATCCGTCCTCAAAGGTCATCTTCAAGGCACAATGTCCTGACAGTGGCAGACACTTGGCGCAATGTCCTGAGGACATCGTAAACTTCTACTTTTAGTCCATTCTTGGAATATGCCACTTGGTACTGGCACATTCCACAACACTCAGTCTAAAATGAGAATCATTATTTCACAACATCAACAAGACATTTTCAATGAAACATATACCAAAGGAAAATATAAAGGTAAGCCTTTCTGTCGGCTTCCTGACATCTCTCCAGGACCGACATAATGAGCGGTATTCCAAACACGAAGCGTTCTGCTATCTGCTGGACAAGGCTTGTGAACACTACGTGCCGAAAGCCGTAAGCAAGGAAGTGGCAAACGAATTGAAGGATTTTCAGTTTGTCACAACCAAAACTCAACTTGCGGAGGACTGGCATTGGCATCGTGCCACCGTGCGTCAGTTCCTCGAAAAATTAACGGAACATGGGCTGATACATTGCAAGGAGTTTGAAACGAAATACACCATCATCACAATGATTGGCATGAAGGACGGTAACGTTCCGACAATGCGAAATAGCATATTGGAGCCAATCATCCGTTTCACAATGGACAGTTGGTTCAATGGCATTTCCACCATAGAAGAAACGGCTGTTGTATGTGGGCAGATAGTAAAGGGCGCAGTAGCATTATCGCAAGAAAACAACTCTGCTTCGACATCATCTGACAACCAACTTTCATATGATGATATTGCCACTTGTATGATTGGCAGACTTGTGGATTGTATGCCTCTTGTAGATGAGGAAGAACATAACAAACTTCAGTTGCGTAACGCAATCTTCAAGTTCTTCACTCGTGTTCTCAATCGAGACTGGCTCCAGTTGCTCCTTCTGATAAAGGAACTGCCCGACATCGCCAGTCATGGAAAGGCTGCTTCCGTCAAATTGAACACAGCTGAAGACATGGGCCTTTTCCAATCCCTGTGTTCCGCTTATAAGGCTTGCTGTCCAACCTCAACAGTTGAAACAACAGTTAAGCCAGTTGTAACCGCCAAGGCGGACAACTATAAGTAGAGTTCATTCTGTTCTTTTGTAGCTGCCTTACGGACATTCTCTTTGTAAGACCTCACGGTCCGGTACTGGCATAGCGCACTCGTCGTGGCTTGCCGTTTTTAGCGCATCGGGCTTGCCCGCTGTTCACGAATTTAGGGAGTGTGGTAACTCATTACCCCTACGACCTAAAAGTC